CATTTTGGGGGCATACTTATTTTCTTTAACCTTCTCTTCAAAGAGTTCTTTATCCTCTTTGCTGAGTGGTGGCGTTACTGTTTTAGTACGCTTAGCCTTCCGTGGGCGGGACGGCTTGACCTTCTCCACCTTGTTGTCCTCCTAGTGCTGGGTTTTTACTTGGGTCCATCATCGGTGATCCCATTGCAGCTTGCTGTAGATCAGCTTGCTGTTGCTGTTGTACAGCAGCCTGTTGTTCACCTTGTACTTCTTGCATACTCCTTACAAGGTTAAGTATATCTATACCTTGTGCAGCAGCTAGACGTTTGATAACTTCCTCAGGATTTATGTATTGCTGAGTAGCTTCTGGTCCCATTGTTTGTGAGATAGTTGTAAGGAATTGACCAAGACTCTCACGGTCTTGTCCTCTGCCTAGTGCATTAACACCTGCGACAATGGTAGGATTAACAATACCCTTAGGTATCTTAGGTATCTCACCAGTCTTTTGGAATACACTTAGCTTTCTATTTAGATATGGTACTAAGAACTCAGTAGTAAGTACACTAAATAGTCCACCTAACTGTTGCTCTAGTTCCATTTGTGTCATCCGAACTTCCTCTGCTGTAGTACGTTCTGATTGACGCACTGATAGTATAAGGAATGCTTCAGACAATCTCTTTTCTAAGGTTTGTATCATCTGATATGCCGTAGCAAAGTCAGCTTGTTTACCTACCTGTACTACACCTATGTCATCAGGTCTACCCTGAACGATAGCACCATTACCTGCAGCTGCAAGAGTCTGAGGTTTAGTTGTACTGGAAGGTGAGACAACAAACACTACCTTAGCAGCGGCTGCACTTCCTTCAGTGATTGCTTGTGACAGAGCTTCAAGTGACTTAAGATCACCCATGAATTCTTCTACTCTACCACGTCCATAAGGTTCACCATCTACTGTGTTAAATCGTAGAGGTAACCATGGTGTTGTTTCAACTGGTGCTTTACTTACTGACTTAGGTATAATTTTATCATTAACTTCCTGATGCCAGAGGAATCTGTTGTTATCACGACGTACATGTGTGTAAACATCTACGTTATCATTGTGTTCAGACTCGTCTTGTACAGTTAAGTTGTCTTCAAATTCTGGTAATAATTTTTTGCTAATTTTTTCTTTGGTGACAATTTCAATAACATTCCCGTTCCCATCCCGTTCTATTACATAACGATGTAGAGGAAATAGTTTTAAACCATCCTTACCCATAAAGACTAACGCATTACCTGCTACTACCAAATGCTTAAGAGCTTGGTGTATAATAACACGGTCATCTGATGCTGCGATAGATTCCATAATGGTTTTCTCTACCTTAGCAAAGGATAAATCTAATTCAGTTTTGATTTTAGGATCAATCTGTCCTAGCATTGCATCGTTAACTTGAAGCTTAAAGAAGCTAGTGTTAACAGGTACTAATGCTAGTTGTAGTTTAGCTGCTAAGGTTACTACACCTTTAGCACCAACTGATTGCCATGGAGTGCTTAAGTTTTTAGCACCCGTCATGAACTCCTCTTCGCCACGAATTATATATGGGATGGTTAGTTTCGCTGCCTCTTCCGCTATGTTTAGAAACTGAGAACGTCCTGATGCTAAACTGTCATATCTTGTTTTAGCTGACATTATATATTAAGTGATTGAGTTTGCTGTTCTCTGCCTAATTGTTTTGTACCTCTAATGGTACCCATTCGAGATGCTTTAGATCTCTTCATCTTCACACCCTTAGCACTTGTGCCTGTAAGTCTTTGACCTACCTGACCTTGAGCTGCTTGACGTGTATATGCATTTTGAATAGAAGCATCAAAATCTTTCTTAGCTTGTGCATAACCACTCTGGTCTTGTACATCTGAACTTACATTAGGCATGTAGTTTATATCTTTTCTATCCACTGGTAATGGTGTAGGTAAGTTAGGTGTTGTTGGATCTATTCTCCATCCATCTTTACCTATTGGACCTTTACCTTTACCTTTACCTTGGCTTGGCATCCAAAGACTTGAATTTTTCTTCCATGTATCTAGGTTTTCTGGTAACGTTAATGCTTCAAGTTCATTTTTAGTTACAGTACCCTCAAATGGATCGTTCCATGGTACATATTTTTTGTAAGGATCTTCAGCAGTTACAGCACCCCAAAGTTTAGGGTGAACTGAATCGAATACCTTTTGACCATAAGCATTAGTAGATCCTAAGTCTCTTTTGAAGGTACCGCTACTTTGTGCAGCACTTAAATCATCTGAGTCAACACCTGAATGTTGATCCATGTATTCTTTTACCTCAGCAACTGTACCAAATCTACCCATACCAGTAGGGCTGGCAGTTATTTCATCACCAGTAACTTGACCATCACCATCAAGATCTAAGCCTCTAAAGTCATCAGCATCACCTTGATTTAATGCATCCATAGTTAAACCACGGTAACCAATATGAGTATTAGTAAACAAAGAATCATCATAAGAAGCATCTGTGTTACCAACACCTGCTATTCTTGCTCCATGTTCATCAACCATGTCAGATGTTCTAGCATTACGAATATGATCTACATATCTGTTTACATCAGCGGTGTTTGCAGCAGTATAGAATGGGTTGTTCTTCTTGTTTTCTTCATTAGATACTTGACCTAATATATCCTGAAGGTCATCACGTACCAGAGTCTCTGCAGACACATTATATGTAGATGTCAGGCTTTCTTCAGCTGATACTTTACCATCACCATCTTGGTCTTCACCTCTATAAGTAATAACTCTTTCCAAAAGATCTGCATCGCTTTCACCACTGACTGATTCATCATTAGCTAACCAATAATCTAGTCCAGCTTGATCAGCATCTCTACCATATTGTTCGTGGTATACATCTCTAACTTGAGCTTCATCTGATTTAGCAAAAGCATTAGCAATGGCTTGGATAGTCATACCATTATCTAATTGTTTTTGCCAGTAAGCAGTTCCAGAAGCATCACCTGTTCTACCAAAACCTTGTTCATATAAATCAGCTATGGTTGTAGTTTCAGTGACACCTGATTCTAAGAAACTCTTACCTCTCATAGCATCACCACCTTCAGAAGCATCAGCTCCCCATAGATCCCCACGATCAGCAGCAGATGTTACAGCAGCAGCAGCTCCTTGGAACGCTCCTTTAGTATCACCAGCTTCAGCTTTTGCTATAAGAGCTTGGTAATCACCAGACGCTTTCGCTTGTTCTGCGGTAATACCTTTCTGTTCAAACAAACCTATGATGTTATTAGTTATAGCATCTAAAGCTGTATTATAATCAGCAGTACCTTTAGTTAAAGTAGATAAATCTACAAAGCTACCTGCATTTGTATGGCTTGGACCACCACCGGGTCCGTACCCTTCGTACCATGTAGATGCACGTGTATCATACCAGTTGTATGTCATTTCACATCTCCTTTAAGTTTCCATCCAGCATCGACATTAGCTGGCTTAGCAGGTGTAACCTTTCTTATACTTAAGTTAGGCTTAGGAATATCAGGTGGCTTAGCTAACATGCTATCAGTTATCTCCTGTTCAAGACCCATAGTAGGACTGTAGAAGATACCTTCATCCATGTTTTGTTGTAGTTTATCACCTACAATAGTCATGCGTGTAGGTTCAGGTACAAGTTTATGCTTAAAGGTATCAAGAATCTCCCCTGTTATTGGGTTAGTCTTAATGCGAGTACCATCTTTAAATGTATTCCAAGGTGTGTACTTTCTGATAGCTATCTGTTGGTTATACAACGGTCCGCCTACAGCACCACCTGCTTTTCTACCTTCAGGATAACGTATATTAGTAAGCTTACCTCTTGCAATTTGAAGTGCTTTTACACCTTGGAATTCATTCTCAGCCCAAGCACCATCTTTACCAAGTTCAACTGCTTTACTATAAGCATCGTCAACCCAGCTTTGTATTTCTTTATTAGCTTCTCTTACTTGAACAGCATTATTGAAATCATCACCCGGACCCATGAACATGTTATACATCTTAGGATCTTCCATCAGTTCATCAATGGTAGCACGGTAAAGTTCATCAGTACTATAATGCTTCCAATCCATTGGATACTGACGTTCTATGTAAGTGGTGTATTCATGTCCTTTGGCATCGGTTCTTGTACCAACAATAGTATGTCTTAATTTATCTTGTTTATGTTCTGGGTTTACCAGAGATTCTTTAGTTTTCTTTACCTCAACATGTTTAGCCCAACCACCTGTTAAATTATGGAAGGTTGTTTGAGCATCCCAACTATC